TACACATGTAACCCGGTCGCGGCAGAACAAGCAGCACATCAAAGATAAGCGGGCCAGCGAGTGGCTCTGCCGGGGTGTGCTGAGCGAGCACCGCCGCACACTGGGCTTCCCACTTGCGCGTCTCAGCCGGGGTATACGCATGACCCTTCTTCGACATCCGAGGACGCCCTTTCGGCTTGGGAGTGATGGGGATAACCGCCTCAATCTTTGGTCTTCGCATCACGGATGAGTGCCTCATAGGCCTGCTTGCCGTCATACTTCTCATACTCGGGCAGGGCGAAGTGGATGAGAGCGTACAGTGCCGTCAGCTTGTGGCTACGCTTCATGCGGAAAGAGCGGGCCACGTCCCCCTCGGTGATCTTGGCATAGCGAGGGATGTATGCGCTGTACACCTTGTCGTCACCGACCTCATGGAACGAGACGAGTACGTCATTCGGCAATCCCATCCGCTCTTCCTCGATGGCCGAGAGCTCCACAAAGTGGATGACGTACTCGTGTCCATTGGCAGGAGCCCACCGCAGTGAGCACTTGCCCTGGCTTGGGCGGTCAAAGAGTTCTAGTGGCTTGATTCCGGTCTCGTGAAGCCACGCGGTTGCGATGCTGAGCATGTTATCCCTCCGTCTCGGAAAATCGTTGGTGCTTGTAGCTGACTAGGAAGTCCCTCGACACCGCTGGTCCGTGCCGGTTCTTCAGCAGAGAGAACGTAATCAGCCCATCTTTGGGTTCCCGCTTGCCCTTGACCATGTCAGACGCCGGGTACACGGCGAGGATGATATCAGCGTGCTGCTCGACTTGTCCAGATTCTGCAAGGTCGCTCATCACCGGATCTCTGTTCAGCCTCTCTGACTCCCGGTTTAGCTGGGCGCAGACGATGAACAGGGCCTCGTGGTCCTTGGCGAAGTCGGTGATGCGCTTGCAGAAGTCTCCAATCTGATGCCTCAAGTCCTGCATGCCGGGGTATGCGACCCGGTGCAGGTGGTCGATGACAAAGACCTTGACGCCTGCCTTCGCCTGCTGCCGAGCCCTTGAGAAGATCGACAGTGGACTCATCCCGGTATGGTCAACGATGTTGATGCGGTCGCCGTAGGTCTCGGCAATCATTCCCGCACTCTCCCTGGCACGACCGATGAAGTTACCCGTGACACCTGGGTCCATCTCGCTGCGAATCACCTTGCCACCCAGGTTCGACGCCGCCAGCTCCAGGCTGAAGAAGCAGGCCTTTAGCCCTGGGTTGTGCTTCATCATCTCGCGAACCAAGTACAGCGCAGTGGTTGTCTTGCCTGCCCCGGCTCGGCCAGCGCAGATGAGCATCTGACCCTGCATCAAACCACCGCCGAGGCCCTGGTTGCATACCTCGTCGAACAGGGCTATGCCCGTGTCCCATGACCCACCCTCGCCACGCTCCCGTCTCTCGAGAAACTTGACGTACTCCATCGCAGCCTGGGTCAGCGTCACGGTCTTGCCGTCGTCTCCCGTCTCCCAGACTCCAGACAGGGTCTTCAAGGTGGACTCTACTTCGCTCGCATCGCCACTGACGCAAGCGTTGTGTAGCACCCTGGCTTCATGCTTGAGGCGTCGGAAGCGGGCTGCTTCTCGGACGTGCTCAGCGTAGTGTGACGCCGTTGTGTGCGCCGGACATGCCTCCATGAGCCCGCTGATGGACACGATGTCCAGCCCCTCCGACTTCAGCTTCAAAGGCTTCAGGTCTCTGTAAAGCCCGAGCTGGTCGATGCTCTGCCCACGCTCGTACCGGTCCATCATTGCCCCGAATATTAGCCGGTGCGTGGTAATCGAAAAGTCATCTGGTGCCACCCTGTCAGCGACATCCTCGATGGTTGCATTGTCGAGCAGTATCGCCCCCAAAACGGCTCTCTCATGGTCAATAAGCTGCATGTCTATCCCCTTTCGGACTCGGCTTGGGCGAACACCCAACTGTCGTCCGGTTCTTGTGTCTTAGGTCTCTCTGGTTGCACTAGTTCTAGTCCTGCCTCGATGTTCTCTGGCCTCAAGAGGGTGGCTAGTTCATTCCTCGCTGGCTCTTCATGTCTCCAAGGGTTCTGAGAATGTCCGGTGATGCTGAGCTTGAGGTCTTCAAGTGACCATCCAGCGGCAATCGCCTTGGTCACAGACCGCTGCCTCTTAGGCGACAACTTCACCCTTGCTTTCTGCTTGTCGAAAGATTTGGTCCAGTGTTCGAGCACAGCGAGAGCGCTGAGAAGTTCGTCAGAACTTTTTGCTTTAGTTTTTCTTAGTACCTTTTCAGTGTGAACACTGACGACCGGTAGGGAGGAAGTGTTTACACCGTGTGCGGGCACGTTCATGTTATAGGGCTCGCTACCGGGTTTGCATTCATGCAAATTATTAGAGCACCCATGAGGGCAGCGGTACACAATGCGGGGTTGGATTCCAAGCAAATCGCAGACATCAAGCTCATAGCCCGTGGCCTTCGCCAGGATGAGAGCGGTGCTGGCTCGCATTGAATCGGTGTCCCCGTTCAGGTAACGGTAGATACCGCTATGATTTGTCCCGGCTTTTTCAGCCAGATCCTTTGCGGTCATGTCGTTTCTTCGGAGCCAGTTTTTGAGTAGTTCTTGCGGCTTCATGTCGTGCATCCTGCACCGGGGGAAATTCCTTGTCAACAATAGTTTGCATTTTTTGGAATGAGATGCTACAAACCATCCCACGGAGGTGAGCATGAACAAGAAAGCACAAGCGTGGATTGAAGAGCTGGCACCGAGGGTCATCGTGGGGGATGAGGCAACGGACGAGGAGTGGCTCGCCGGCAGGGTCGGCATGATGACGGGCTCGAAGATCCCAGAGGTTTTGGGGATCGGCTACAACGGCCCACTCGACGTGATGAGCGAATTCAAACACCCAGAGCTGGTCAGGCCGGTCGAGCTGTATTCGGAGTCTTGGTTTCGCATGAAGCTGGGGTCTTTGGCCGAAAAGCCGGTCCTGCTCAAATGCCAAGCCGACCGGGCAAGGCCGCTTGGATACCAGACCATCGGGTGTCCAGGCAGGCTGGTGCGCCACCCGGAGTATGAATGGGCTGCGTGTAGCCCAGACGGGATGGCGATGTGCGACGAGGGGAACATTCGGATTTTGATTGAGGCCAAATTTCACGCGCAGGTTAGCATGAAGCGTCAATACGAGACCGACGACGGCGATGAGTGTATGCCGTCGAAGCACCGGGCTCAGTGCCTATGGAATGCAGCGGTTCTCGGCGCTGATATCGCTGTCTTGTGTGTTGGATTCGGAGACTGCTCGCACCTGTTCCGGGTGATCCCGCTTCACAAGTCAGACACAGAAATGATGTTCGCCAAAGCGCAGATGTTCCTCGAAGCCGTGACAAACGACGACTCGATGGCCCTGATGGGTATTATTGAAGACGCCGAGGCTATGAATGAGGTGATTAAAGAGATCTTCAGCAACTCCACAGACACCGAGATAAGCATCTGTGACCCCGAACTCGACTCGGACATCGAGACTCTCATCGACATCAAGAAGCAACTCAAAGAGCTTGAGAGTCGCAAGTCGGGGCTCGAGGCTGTTATAAAGAGCCGGGTGGGCACCGCGAGGCGGATGCTGACATCCCGCTTCCGGGTGACCTGGGGACAGGGCAAGGGCCGGGACAAGTTTGACAGGGCAGGGTTCGCCGCCGATAACCCCAACTTGGCACAGAAGTACACACAAGCGGGTCTTCCATATCGGACGGGCCTGAGAATGACACCCAAGAAGGAGAAATAAGATGGCAAGACAGAAAGCAACGGCATCACTGACTGAGCAGATGAAGATGTCAAGGGGCAGCGCGAGCACTGCGATGACGGGTTCGCAGGAGGCAACGGGTCTGAGTTCCAAGGCGGTTCGGACGTGGATGAGCAAGGTCAAGAAGGCCGGGTTGGACATCGACACGATCCTCAATCGGCTGCTTGTGGAGAAGCGTGGAGATGAGAACATCGCCAAGTGTTCTGACGGCAGCTTGATTCAGTGCGCTCTGACGGCAGCAAGTCTGGGCCTGACATTCGGAAAGGAATTCGGGCAGGCCTACCCGGTCGCCTTCTGGGATTCCAAAGACAAGTGCTTCAAGGCGCAGCTCATGGTGGGTTACCGGGGGTATTCCTTCATGGCCCTTCGAGATGCTGGTTGTCGCATCGTTGCACATGCAGTGTACGAGAACGACGACTTCAAGTTAGACCTCGGTGGTGGTCCCCCGACACATTACCCGGCAATGCGGGATCGCGGGGAGATTGTCGCAGCCTGGGCCAAGGCTACGTTTGAGGATGGGCAGATCATCACCGAGTTTGTCAACCAAGATGACTTGGCGAAGATCCGAGAGAGCAGCAACGGGTATCGCAATGCGGTTGACAAGGGCTACTCTCACCCGTGGATAGCCTGGGCATCAGAGATGGCACGCAAGAGCGCAGTGAAGCGAATCTGCAAATTCATTCCGACCGGGGCCGACCTTGATTCTGCACCGATGAGCGATGGATTGGTGATGGGAGAAAAGTCGCAGTACAATCCAGAACTCGATGTGATTGACGCCCAAGTGGAGACAGTCCCTGAGAAATCCCGCGCCAAAAAGCTCAGCAAACCCAAGGGTGCCAAGGACCATGAGGAAGGCAAGACAAACTGGGTTGGGCATGACGAGTCTGCCCTCGACTCAATACAGGATG